TTTTTCCACTCATCGCCAACTAACCAAGGCACTAGTGTAACATCATCTTCAGTATACATTTCATCAATAAATGTAATGCCGTCGATATGTTTACCAAATATAGTAGAACTCACGTCACGTTTGTCTTTATAGTACAGGTCGTGATTGCCTACAAACATATAAAACTTATCAAATGCTTTACCTAGTTTTTCTAAACTACGAATAGTTGCGTCCATAGTAGTTAGATTAAGACTGTTCCTATTATGATGCCAATCGCCGCAGAAGATACCGGTTTCACAACCGTTCTTTTGTGCTTGTTCGATGTACCAGTCTACAAATTCTTCACAATCGTTATTGTGAACTTTACTATTACCTTTTAATCCAAAGTGGATGTCAGTAAAGACGGCTGCTTTCTTAAACAAATTAAGTTCTCCATACTATTAACAATATATTACTATCTTTTTAGCCTAATGTCAAGTTTTTTTGGTAGCTTTGTTTGCTATATCATGCTCTCGCTTCATGGCAGCTTCCCATTCTGCGTTATGCTGTCTAGTATAACTTGGATTCATGTCATTCATTTCTAAGATGTCGTCTCTAATGTTTTGATTTCGTTTTTCAAGGTTAATAACTCGTACAAATGAGTTTGTAACGGCGGCTGTATAATAAGCGAATGGATTGTTGGACTTTGATTCATCAAACTGTAGACCAATTTGTGCCAATTGTAAGATTGCCTGTCCTCGCATTTCGTCGTTGTATGTATATCCACGTACATTTCCTCTTGTTGCATAACGTTCACATAATTTAATCCACATACGAGCAAGTTCGTTTGTTGCTTTAGCATGTTTCATACTAAAGTGTCCGTTTTCCATGCCGCCTTCCCAATGACTTTTACCAACTAAAACTAATTCTCCTTCGTCGTTAAACTTGTAATGCTGAAATGGAGGGAAATTTAGTTTAACTTTAGTATCTGCTATTGTTTTAGGGTTCTTTTTACGTCCTGGCTCTTCTGGAATATGATCAAATGTCATAATACGGAAAATTAGTTCTTCTTTTGTAATTTTTCTGTAATCTACTTCACATTGTGCTTGTTTTACTTTTTCTCCGGCTAATTTTCTAGCCTCAAAGTCTGCCAATGTTAATCTTTTTGCTTTATTTCGCTTTGCTTCTGCAATAGTTCGTATATTAATTTTAGCAGTATCGAGCAATATGATGTCATATTGATTGTATGTCGGCTCTATAAAACTACAAAACGAACTTTTTGACTTATGTATTTCCTTTAACATGTCTTTATTGTTAAGATAATTTTTTCTTCGCATTAATTTCTCCAAGTTATTACTCTATTATAAACTACGTATATAATTTTGTCAACTAAATAATAGTATAATAGGAGAACTAATTATGGCATTCGGCGACAAACTCAAAAGCGTTGTTCAATCTAATGTTAAGAACTTTACAAGCGACATTGAAAACAAGGCTTCAAAATTTGGCAATAATCTTGTTAACAATGCTCTTGATAATGCTTTGGGCGGCGGCGCTGCAAGTATATTAAAGTCATTACTTGGAGGACCATCATCTAACCCAACATTAAAAACAGAAACTGCTGCACAGCCTCCTGGCACTAGTAGCGATTGGCGAGTCCGATTAAGCATACCGTCAACAATGCCTAAAGATGGTATACTTAAACCACTTGACGAAACTGACGGATTAGTTTTTCCATATACTCCTACAATATTAATTCAGCATTCAGCTAATTACGATGCAATGCATCCTACACATAGTAATTATCCTTTCCCACAGTATCAGAACAGCCAAATTGACGATATTGTTATTACAGGCGATTTCTTTTGCGAAAATGCAGTAGATGCACAGTATTGGGCAGCTACACTTCATTATCTAAGAAGTGTTACCAAAATGGCATACGGAAAAAGTTCAAATGCTGGTTCACCACCGCCTATAGTATTCTTAAACGGATACGGAGATTTTGTATTTCCAAATGTTCCGGTTATTATTAAAACGTTTAGTGTTGATTTACCTTCGGATGTTGATTATATCAAAACTCAAGTTGACGGCACTGTAGAAGTTGATAACGAAGGTACAACAGTAAGTGGACTTAGTGAAGGGTGGGCACCAGTACAAAGTCAAGTTATGATAACATGTACACCAATATACTCAAGAGCAAAAACATCACAGTTTAGTCTTGATAAGTTTGTTAAAGGTGATTATCTTGGTAATGGAGGATTTATCTAATGGCATCTTACGGAGCTACAAGCCCATATGGCAAGACAAGAATTACTAGAGGAAGTTTAAATGTATTACAAATACGTCCAATTCCTAAAAGTGATTCTGATGTATTATACGAAGTACAGCCACAATTTACACACAGGCCTGATTTATTAGCATTCTCAGTTTATGGAACACCTAAACTTTGGTGGGTGTTTGCACAAAGAAATATGGATGTATTAAAAGATCCTGTATTTGATTTAGAAGCCGGGATTAAAATATTTTTACCACAACAAAATCAATTACAGAAATTTTTAGGATATTAATTAAATGGCATTTGGTAATTTTAGACCCACAAAACTTGCACAACAGAGTTTAGATCTTGTACGAGGACAAGGCGAAGACCTTTTGAATGATGTAGTTTCACAAACAGGATTACAAAATGCCTCAGATCTTGTAAACACTGGAATTAATGTTGTTGACAAGTTTACATCAGGCGCCGATCTTGATGTTGGAAGTTTAATACCGGATTTAGATGTCAACGGCATAAAAGCAGGAATTGAAAGTATAGTTTCCAAACAAGGTGTAGAAGCACTTGCACAAAGTTTAACGCCTGACAGTCCTTTAGGCTCGACAGAAAATTTACTAAAATCTTTTGCAAGTTATAATTACAATCTTACTTTTGCATGTTTAACAGTTAACGAACTTAATTTTCCTGATAGCACATATAGAGTAAGAGATCCACAAGTAACAGTATTACGTTCAGGCGGCGGCGCCCCAGGCAAAGCAATGACAGCTTACGAAAGTGAAACTGCTCAATTAGAATATTTTATTGATGACTTTACAGTTGGATCTGTTATTGCTCCTACTACTGAAACTAGAAGTTCAAATGCAACTAGTTTCAGCTTTACTGTACACGAACCTTATAGTATGGGATTGTTTTTACAAACATTAATGATTGCCGCAAACAAAGCAGGACACCAAGATTATTTAAAAGCTCCCTGGGCTATGATAATTGATTTTGTAGGTTGGGACGATGCAGGTAATAAGTTAGCTCTTGGAGCAAATGTTAGAAGAGTTTTTCCTTTAAAATTAGCAAATGTTGAATTTGATGTTAATGCTGGCGGAAGTGCTTATGCTGTTGAAGCATTTGCTTGGAACGAGCAAGCCCAAACAATTAACACACAAACTATACCAGCAGACGAAAAAATAAGTGGAAGTAATTTATTAGAAATTTTACAAACTGGACCTGAAAGTTTATCAGCAATATTAAACAAACGTGTACAAGAAAATGCACAAGATAGTCAAGCGCCGATTAATAAAGATGAAATAGTAATTATGTTTCCAAAAGAATTAACTTCTAGTTTAGGATTAGCAAACATAGCCGGTACTGGTAGTGCAGAGAAGCCTGCAATGACTATTGAAGAATATTTCACATCTTTAGGACAATCAGGTACCGAAGATGATTTCAATGAATTACTTGAACAAGGTGAAGAGCAATATCAAAAGTATTTGTTAACTACAGTTTCGAATAATAACATTGTTGCAGCCATACGTCGAGTTGCTGAAAATGAATCAGCAGTAAATGATATAGGAAAATCAACCCCAGCAAAATCTATGGCAGAAGGAGGCACAACTCCTTTTGGTAGAGAAGTATTCGCAGTTGATGGTAAGACTGGAGTTTATCGAACTGATAAAATTCAAATTTCAAATGAATTTAAGACATTCCAATTCCAACAAGGAACAAGTATTGAGCAAATTATTGAAGAACTTTTAATTTTAAGTTCTTATGGTAGAGCAGCAGCACAAGCACAACCTGACAGTGACGGTATGATTCCTTGGTATAGAGTACAAACACAAACATTTTTAGTACCTGATCCTGAAGTACGCAGACGTACTGGAGAAAATCCTAAAGTTTATGTGTATGCTGTAGTTCCTTATAAAGTACACTCTAGTGTGTTCTCCAATACCACACAACCGTCAGTAGGAATTAAAAAACGAAAAGCACAAGCTGCAAAAACGTATGACTACATTTACACTGGTCAAAATGACGATATACTTGACTTTGAAATTAAATTTAATAATTCATTTTATAAAGCATTAGGCTCAAATATAAATGGTAGCGGCGACTCTAGAAATGCATCAAGAGACGGCGCATCTAATCCTAATAATGCAAACTTTGACGCAGCAGACGGAGTTGATGCTCCTTCATATGGCGGCGATGCTCCAGTTAAAGAAACACATGATGGATTAAGTACTGGACAAACAGGGGGCAGTGATAGTAATAGTCCCGAAGTCCAGGTTGCAAGAATGTTTAACGAAGCAATTGTAAATAATGGTGTAGATATGCTTACTATGGATATTACAATAATGGGAGATCCATATTATCTAGCAGATAGCGGCGTAGGAAATTACAGTAGTCCTCCATTAGCACAAGCCTATACAGTAGATGGAACAATGGATCATCAACGAGGAGAAGTCGAAGTTAACGTTAATTTTAGAACTCCGATAGATTATCAAAACGGAGAGATAATTTTTCCAAGTGTAGACAAGAATGTTACAATTGGTGCGTTTAGCGGATTGTATAAAGTTATTACTGTAGAAAACAGTTTTACTGGAGGTAAATTTACACAAGTATTATCCTTACTTAGAAGAAATAATCAAGACGAAAACGAAGGATCAGGCACTCCAGATAATACAAGTGCAATTGCACCAACAGAAAGCGATAATACTAGCAACACAGATACTGCAAATCCGCCAACAACAGCAAATACGCCGCCACCAGGAACAGGAACAGCACCAGCAGCATCAGGAACAGAACCAGCGGCAACACCAGCGGCAACACCAGCGGCAACACCAACAGCAACAGCAAGTAGATCAAATGTTGATGTTTGGGGTTTTCAGAATAGAACATAGGAAAGTAAATGGCAATTGACGGACGTCCAAGACAGCAGAACATAGTAAGAAATCCAGGGCCATACGAAGCTATTGTAGTCTCGCATCTTGATCCAAAACGTATGGGTACATTACAAGTTGAATTATTAAGAAATAGCACAGCAGGTAATCAACCAGAACGTTCAGGACAAATTGTTACTGTAAAATATACAAGTCCGTTTGCCGGAGTAACGCCTATAAGTGGAAATAGTACTAAAGAAGATTTTGCAGGAACACAAAAGTCTTATGGTATGTGGATGGTGCCACCGACTCCTGGTACAAGAGTTCTTGTAATGTTTGCTGAAGGTAATATTGCAAGAGGTTATTGGATAAGTTGTATACATGATACTTACATGAATTGGATGACTCCTGATCCGTGGGCAGGTTCAGAATATAACAATCAAGAACAAGGACGTCCATTACCTGTAGGAGAATATAACAAACGAACTACTTCCACAGTTGGAACAGATCCAAATGTATATATTAAGCCAGTCAATACAGATTTTTATACAACTCTTGCAAAGCAAGGTTTAGTTGATGATCCAGTTAGAGGACCTGCAAACTCGTCCAGTCGTCGAGAAGTTCCGTCTCATATATTTGGAATGAGTACTCCAGGACCTCGAGATAAAAGAGAAGGTGCACCTAAAGGTCCAGTTGGTCCACAAGAAGCAAGAACACAAACTTTTAGCAGTGTACTTGGTGGTTCTAGCATTGTAATGGACGATGGCGACGAAAGAGAAATAAGAAATAGCTATGCCACACAAGGTGCTAAAGAATATACAAACTTAGTAGATGATAGAGATGCAACTACAGGTATAAAAACTATTCCTAAAGGCGAATGTATGAGATTTAGAACTCGTACAGGGCATCAGATATTGATGCATAATTCAGAAGATTTAATTTATATTGGTAATGCTAATGGATCGTCGTGGGTCGAACTAACAGGTAACGGCAAAATTGATATCTACGCACAAGATAGTATTAGTATTAGAACAAATGTTGATCTCAATATTAGTGCTGATAGAGATATTAACATGACTGCTGCTAGAGATATTAATTATAATGCAGGTAGAGATTATAAATTAACAGTTGGTCAAAATAGTGACTATAAAGTTGGTGCTAAACATAATATGGAAATCGGCGCTGACGAAAATCATTATGTAGGTGCATCGCAAAAAATATTTGTTGGTGCAACAGGAGACTTAGTAGTAACTGGTGCTCATACTGTTACTAATCAAGCAACATTTGATGTTAACACAACTGGCGATAGAAAAGATACACAAGCAAATTTAGACTTAAACACTGGGGGATATAATTATCTAACAGCAGGCGGAAACACAGACATTCTTAGTGGCGGCAATCATAACGAAACAGCTACCGAAATTCATATGAATGGTCCAGCAGCAGCCGAAGCAGCAGCGGCAGGAAGTGCTTCAGTTGCAGATACAGCAGCATCTGCATTATGGCCTGTTAGAGTTCCTGTTCATGAGCCTTGGAATGCACATGAACATTTAGACCCAGGCACATTCACGCCGCAATATACACAAGCAGCACCAAATCCAAGTCCAGCATTACGAGAAACTTCGCCTCAGTTAGGCAGTGATGCAGACTTAGCAGGTAGTGGTGCAGCAACAGGCGCAACAGTTAGTGCAGCAAACTTAAATGGTCCACAAACAGTTATTCCGGGGGAAGTAGGCCCAACAGGAAATCAACCTGCTAAACCTGTTGAAGTTACATTATTGCAACAATTCTTCTTAGGCGAACTTATAAAGAAAATTGGTCTTGATCCTGCAAACGCACTTAAAACAGCAGATCCAAACAGACTTGCACCTGGGGAAACTCCGGGTAATGCAGAAGCACTTGGTATGGCAATGGCACAGATACAAGCAGAGTGCGGATTTAAACCAAGAAGCGAAAACTTAAATTATAGAGCTGCTACACTGCGCAGAGTATTTCCAACTCGTGTTAGAAGTTTAGCATTTGCTAACGAGCTAGTTGCAGCAGGACCAGCAGCAATTGCTAATACAATGTATGGCGGACGTTATGGTAATGCTCAAAATGAAGGTTACAAGTATCGTGGTAGAGGGCTTATACAGTTAACATTTAAAAGCAATTATGAAACTTACGGACCTAAAGCAGGACACCCAGAAATTGTACAAAATCCCGACTTAGTTAATGATCCAGAAATCGCAGTAAGAATTGCGTGTGCATATATTCAGTCTAAATCTGTTAGTTGGGATAGTTATGACTTTGGCGCCTTAGGACAACAATTCCGCAGAGCAGTTGGCTATGCTGATCAAGGCGGTGCAGAAACAAACAATCGTATTGGACTTGGTAGAGGGTTTGCAAGTAAAATTATTACTGGAGACTTAACTCCTGTATCAAGCATTACAACAGAACCAGCAGGTACAAATATTGAAGCAGGTAACAGAGTCGATACTGATGCTTCTCCAGCAGCCGGTCCACAATAATAGGGTAAATACGTTATGAGCACACAAGAGAAAAAATTATATAAAGAAATACAAGTAAAAACTAATAAACGGCCTTCGGCTCCGATTGAAAGTAGAGCATACAAAGGCATTTCTACTGTAAACAGCGAAAGCGGTAGTTTTAATCTTTACGACATTGCTCTAATAAAACAAGACATTATCAACCACTTTCATATACGAGTAGGCGAAAAATTAGAAAATCCTGCTTTTGGTACTATTATATGGGACGTATTATTTGAACCAATGACTGCTGCATTAAGAAATGCAATAGCTGATAATGTTACAGAAGTTATTAACTATGATCCAAGAGTACAAGTAGATCAAGTTACAGTAGATACTTATGAAAGTGGTATAATGATAGAGTGTACATTAACATATTTGCCATATAATATATCAGAAAGTATGCGTTTAAAATTTGATGAAGACAATGCAATTCTTGTCTAGAGAATTAAATACGTACTTTTCTAATCTTAATAAATACTGTATCAAATAAAGGAAAGCAAGTATGTCAAGCACAGACAGACAGAACAGATTATTACTAGCGGAAGATTGGAAGCGAGTCTACCAATCATTCCGTAACGCAGATTTCCAAAGCTATGACTTTGACAATTTGCGTAGAACTATGATTAACTATATACGTCAAAATTATCCAGAGGATTTTAATGACTATATTGAATCAAGTGAATACTTAGCATTAATTGACCTTATAGCTTTCCTAGGTCAAAATATTAGCTATCGTATTGATTTAAATGCTCGTGAAAATTTCTTAGAATTAGCAGAACGCCGCGAAAGTGTATTACGTTTAGCAAGATTGCTTTCCTATAATCCTAAACGTAACCAAGCAGCTAATGGATTACTAAAATTTGAAACTGTAAGCACTACTGAAGAATTATATGATTCTAATGGCACTAACTTATCAGGACAAACTGTACTCTGGAACGACATTTCAAATCAAGATTGGTACGAACAATTTATTAAAGTTTTAAATTCGTCACTTCCTGCAAACTCAGTATATGGTCGTCCTGTAAAAACAGCAACAGTAAATGGAGTAAGTGCAGAACAATATAGAGTAAACGGAACAAATACAGATATTCCTGTATTTGCATTTAGTAAAAGTGTTGACGGAAGAAATACAAATTTTGAAATAGTATCGACTGGTTTAGAAAACACAGAAATTACAGAAGAAGCACCGTTGCCAGGCAATAACTTTGCTTTTTTATATAGAGATGACGGCCAAGGCGCAGGAAGCTCAAATACAGGATTTTTTGCACACTTTAGACAAGGTAGATTAGATCAAGGAAACTTTAATGTTTCTAATCCTTCTACTAACCAAGTAGTTGCACTTGATGCAATAGATGTAAACAACACTGACACTTGGCTATACAAGTTAGATAGTATAGGCAATGAATCAGAATTGTGGACAAAAGTTGATGCAATTGAAGGCAATAATATTGTTTATAACAGTTTAAGTAAAAACATAAGAAACATTTATTCAGTGCTAACTAGAGTTGAAGATAGAATTAGTTTAATTTTTAGTGACGGAACATTCGGTGAACTTCCTAAAGGTAACTTTAAAGTTTATTATAGAGTTAGTGAAAATAAAAGCTATGTAATTACACCAGATGAATTAATTAATATTACAATTAGTATACCGTATCAAAGTAAATCAGGTACTAGCGAAAAACTTACTATTGGTTTAGAATTAAAATATACAATTGACAACGGCACTACTTCAGAAACAAATGAAGAAATAAAAGCAAACGCTCCTGCAACATACTATACACAAAATAGAATGGTTACAGGTGAAGATTATAATATTGCGCCGTTAGCAGTTAGTCAAGAAATTATAAAAGTAAAAAGTGTGAACAGAACATCAAGCGGTATTAGTAGATATTATGACTTACTTGATGCAACCGGAAAATATAGTAAAACAAACTTATACGGTAAAGATGGCGTAATTTACACACAAAATCTTACTAGTAAAGAAAATTTTACATTTAATACACGAACAGATATTGAAGGCGTAATAAAAAATCAAATTGAAAGAATTATAAGTGATTATAAAACTAAGAATTTTTACTATGCAAAGTTTTCTAAAATATTAGTAAGCGATTTAGGCGCACGTTGGAATCAAGTAACTAAAGCACAAAATATTTCAACTGGATACTTAACAGATACAGATTTGTCTAAATTAAGAACAGGGTCGTTTACTGGTTCAACATTACAATTTTTAGAACCAGGATCAATGTTAAAATTTACTGCGCCGCAAGGTTATCATTTTATGCCAGATGGCACTATAATGGCTGGACCTGCTGATCATCCAGGCTCTACTACTTATAAATGGACTAAGGTTGTAAGTGTTAACGGCCCTGGTGTTGATAATACAAACGAAGGCCTAGGCGCCATTATTCTTAACGATATAATACCTGGTGCAATTAACGGTGACTTAAATACTGCTCCATTACTTACAGAAATTAAACCAGTATTTGTGACAGGTATTGAAACTCAGATTCAAACACAAATTATTGATCAAGTGTTTACATATAAAACTTTTGGTCTACGATATGATTTCAATACTACAACTTGGCGTGTAGTATTAGAACCAAATCTTGATACTCAGTCTTTGTTTAGTACAGGTAAAACAGGAGATCTAACAAATCAAAATCTTGATTCAAGTTGGTTATTATTATTTGAAACTGACGGAGAAACCTACACTATTACTTCCAGAGGACAGAGATACGTATTCGAAAGTGATAAAGAAATAAGATTTTATTATGATAGTTCGGACAAAGTTTATGATCCAATAACTAATCAAATTGTAAAAGATAAAATTAGTTTGATGAGTATTAATACGCAACCAATTGCAAGTGGGTATGCACTTACTCCGTTTACTGTACCTTTTAATTGGGAAATTATAAAAGAATACAGAGATGCAGAAGGATATGTAGATAGTAAAAAAGTAGAAATTGGTTTTTTTGATTCAGATGACGATGGCGTAGTTGATGATCCAGAAATTTTTACAAAGTTTGTTACTACTAACGATAAAAATAAATTTATATTTTTAAAAGAGTACATAACAACTGATAACATCGACGACTTTAGATATGTTAATTCTACAAGCGAATTAATAAAACCAGTTTTAAATGAGCAAGAAATTATAGATAATGGTGTAACAACTTATCCTGACAACAGTGTATTTTATATAATTGATAAAGACATATTTAAAGTATATAATACAACTACCGAATTATTAGAACTAGTTGTAAATTATCGTGCATACGAAGGTAGAGACGATATTATTTTCCAATACGAACATGCTGCGGACGAAAGCAATAGAATAGATCCTAGTAGTTCAAATATAATCGATGTCTATATGCTAACAAAACAGTATGATACTGCATTTAGACAATATTTACAGAGTAGTTCGACTATAAAACCACTAGCACCAAGTAGTGATGCACTTTTTGTAAACTTTGGCGAAGATATTAATTCAATAAAGTCAATCAGTGACGAAGTAATTTATCATCCGGTTAAGTACAAAGTATTATTTGGAAAGGACTCGTCTGAAGATTTGAAAGCAACATTTAAAATAGTTAAAAATCCTAATCGTGTTGTAAACGATAACGAAATTAAAGCATCTGTAATAGGTGCTATTAATGAGTTTTTTGCAATTGAAAATTGGGAGTTCGGAGACACATTTTATTTTACTGAACTTAGTACATATGTAATGAGTAAAATAGCACCTAATTTGTCTGCTTTTGTAATTGTTCCTTTGCAAGAAGGTTTAACTTTTGGAAGCATGTTTGAAGTTAAATCAGAAGCGGATGAAATATTTGTAAGTTCTGCTACAGTAGAAAATATTGAAGTTGTAACATCGCTTACTGCGTCAAAATTAAAAGCCAATGGCGCAATATATGCAGACGAAACAACAACAGTACAGTCAAATATTGTAAGCTCTCCAGGAGTAGCAGTATCAACACCAGCATCATATTCAGGCAGCTCAAGTAGTGTGTCTAATTCAAGTTCAGCAGGATCAAATAATTCAAGTAGTTCCTCTGGATCATCTAGTTCATCAAGTGGAGGCTATAGTTACTAATGGCTTACGAAAACGACCAAAGCGAATATCCATTACCGGCTGATGGTAATACTAATAGAAAAAGTGAAAAATTTCTTCCTAAGTTTTTTAGAACTGACGCTAACAAAAAGTTTTTACAATCTACATTAGATCAGCTTACACAACCTGGTGTAGCTGAAAAACTTAACGGATATTATGGTAAGAAGGTATCAAAAGCATACAACGCCGATGACAACTATGTAGGTGATGTATCAGTACAAAGAGAAAACTATCAATTTGAACCAGTTACATTAATTAAAGATAATTTAGATAATACAACTTTTTACAAAGACTATAACGATTATTTAAACCAAATTAACAGTTTTGGCGGAGACGTTAACAATCAAGAAGTATTAAACTCACAGGAATATTACGCTTGGAACCCAAATATTGATTGGGATAAATTTACAAACTTCCGTGAATATTATTGGCTTCCTTATGGTCCTCAAACAGTAAGGATTGCAGGACAAAGTCGAGGCGTTGAAAGTACTATTGCTGTAAGTTTAATTAATAATGTCGATAATAACACTTATAGTTTCAGCACAGATGATTTAGTAAATAATCCAACATTAATTTTATATAGAGGACAAACATACACATTTGATATAGAAACTCCTGGCGCACCTTTAACATTCAAAACAAAGCGTACATTAGAATCTAGTTTTAATTATAATGACGGTGTTAGTGACCAAGCAGTTGAAAAAGGCACTATTACAATTACTGTGAGAAATGATACTCCGGAAATATTATATTATGTTGCAGATGACGATATTAATAATACTGGATTAATACAAATTCGAGACATTGAAGAAAATACCGAGATTGATGTTAGTCGAGAAGTAATTGGAAAAACTAGTTACACTACAAAAGACGGATTAAGTTTATCTAATGGTATGAAAATATCATTTGCAGGATTTGTGACTCCTGAAATTTACAGTCAAGGCGACTTTTATGTAGAAGGTGTAGGCAGTTCTATTCGCTTAATTAAAGAAACAGATTTAGAAATACCTGGAGCATATTCAGAAAATAAAGATGTTCCTTTTGATATAAACGCATTTGATAGACTACCGTTTGCTAATGCAAATGGTTATCCTGCATCTAAAGATTATATTATTATTAATAGAGGTAGCTTAGACAGAAATATGTGGAGTCGTTATAATCGATGGTTCCATAAAGATGTAATTGAACAAAGTGCATTAGCAAACGGACAAACTATTAGTATTGACCAAGCACAACGTGCTACTAGACCAATTATCGAATTTAATGCAGATTTAAAGTTAATGAACTTTGGTATAGTTAATAAAACAAATGTTGACTTAATTGATACATTTACAAAGGATATTTTCTCAACAATTGAAGGATCAGTAGGCTATAACATAGATGGTATTGATTTAGTTGATGGCATGAGAGTATTATTTACTGCTGAAGAAGATATTCGCGAAGCAGGAAAAATATTTAAAATAAAATTTCTTACTCATAAAGGTCGTAGACAAATAAGTTTAATAGAGGAAGAAGATTCTAATCCTTTAGAAAATGAAACAGTGTTAGCACTAAACGGCCAAGATTATCAAGGACGTATGTTTTATTACAACGGAACAACCTGGAATCTAACACAAGAAAAAACACTAGCTAATCAACAACCATTATTTGAATTATTTGATAATACCGGTGTAAGTTATGCTGATTATACTGATAGTACATTTACAGGTAATATGATTTTTTCATATGCTATAGGAACCGGCACAGATGATGCACAACTTGGATTTCCGTTAACATATAGAAGTATTGAAAATGTTGGCGACGTTGTGTTTAACTTTGATTTGTTAAAAAGAACATTTACATATACTGATACTAATTTAGAAACAGTATCACTTGGTACTGACAACGGCTTTTTACATAAACATAGTAGTAGAGAAAACTTTGTTAGTGTTAACGGCTGGACAAAAGCAAGTAGCGAAAGCACACAAAGAGTTCTAAGACAATATACTGCAACTCGTAATCAAAAGAATTTTATTGTAGATGTATATAATGATAGTGCTTTTTTAACAGATCTAAATATCCGAGTTACAGTTAACAACGACTTTAAATTTGAAGGTGTTGATTTTAGTATTGTAAATATTGATAATAATGCAGTTGTACAATTTAATTCAGAATTACAGACCAACGACATTGTAGTTTTAAGATCACGTTCTGCAGCAACTAAAAATGAAAACGGTGTTTATGAAATTGCAGGCAACTTAGAAAGAAATCCGTTAAACAACGATGTTACTTCGTTTACTTTAGGTGAAGTAAATGAGCATGTATCTAGTATAGTACAAGAAGCTGACAGTTTCTTTGGTAATTTTCCGGGCGTTGGAAACTTACGAGATATTGCTAATCCTTCACAATATGGTCGAAGATTCTTACAGCATACAGGTCCTATAAATTTAGCGTTATACCATCTTACAGATAAAAGTGCCAATATTGTTAAGTCTATTGATTTTGCAAGACGAGAATATGCAAAGTTTAAAAGATTATTTTTACAGACATCTACACAGCTAGGATTTGACGGAACACCAAAAGCACATGTTGATTTAATTTTTAAAGAATTAAACAAAAATAAAACTAGTTCGTTACCATTTTATTTTAGTGATATGGTTCCAACTGGCGGCGCTAGATTATTTACATACACTGGAATTCCTAACAATAAATTTTATGCATTATCAGAAGCATACGATATTACAAAATCAGATATTAAAGCAGTAACAGTATATGTTAATGACGAACAATTAATATACGGTGAGCAATATTCTTTTAACACAGACGGATTTTGCGAAATTGAAGTACCATTAACTGAAGATGACCAAATAACTATATATGAGTACGAAAATACAGACGGTTCGTTTGTGCCTCCTACTCCTACAAAATTAGGAATGTATCCAAAGTTTGTTCCTCAAAAGTTTATTGATAATAGTTACTTAGAACCTACAGAAGTTATACAAGGTCATGACGGGTCTATAACAAGAGCATATGGTGATTATCGAGACGATTTATTATTAGAATTTGAAAAAAGAATCTATAATAATTTAAAAGTATCCTATGACGAAACTGTTATTGATATAAATGATTTTATTCCAGGAGCGAACAGAAATACATCAATTTCTAAAGACCAGATAGATACAGTTATGCTTAAAGACTTTGCGTCTTGGTTGAGTGTAGTTGGTGATGTTGATTATACTGATTTTAGTTTTTACGAAAGAGCAAACAAATTTACATACAACTATAGTAGCATGGCTTCTCCAACAGGTCAACAATTACCAGGTTATTGGAGAGCAATATATAAACAAGCATTTGATACTGATCGTCCGCATACTCATCCGTGGGAAATGTTAGGATTTAGCATTAAGCCTACTTGGTGGGAAACACAGTACGGTCCTGCTCCTTATACTAGTAACAATTTATTAATGTGGCAAGATTTAGAAAAAGGAATTATAGCACAACCTAATGTTGTAAAACAAATAGTTGACAAGTATAAACGTCCAAATCTTACAACTTATATTCCAGTTGACGAACAAGGTAATTTACTAAGTCCGTTAGATAGCGGATATGCACAAAATTATGTTAATAGATTAACACGAAGTACATTTGTATTTGGTGACGAAGCTCCGGTTGAAACAGCCTGGCGCAGAAGCTCAGAATATGCATTTTCGTTATTTAAAGCCTGGGTATTATTACAACCTGCAAAAATTATTGGATTAGGATTTGATAGATTACGTGTACAAAGGAATAGTGCTGATCAGATTGTTTATTCAGAAACAGGCAAACGTATTAGATTACAAGATTTAGTCTTTCCAAATAACTCTACATTAGAAACTAGAACAAGAATATATACATCGGGATTTGTTAATCTTATTGCTAATTATCTTGCAAGTAATATTCTTGTAAATTATCAAGAATACCAAGATAACGTAAAAAGTATAACTAATCAAATGGCATTTAAAATTGGTGGATTTACTGACAAGAGTAAATTTAATTTAATTTTAGATTCACGCACACCACTTAGTGAAGGTAATGTTTTTGTTCCAGATGAGAATTATGAAGTAATACTTCAAACAAGTAGTCCTGTAGAGCTAGTTACATATAGTGGAGTTGTTATTGAAAAAGCCTCTAGTGGGTACATACTAAGAGGTTATGATTCAACAAGGCCGTCATTTACATATTATAATTTCCAACCAAACGAAAAAGACCCTATAGTTAATGTTGGTGGAATAAGTGATAGCTATGTTGAATGGGATTCTAATCAACGTTACATTGAAGGTTCAGTAGTTAGAAACAACGGACAATTTTATAAAACAACAGCAGGACATACTAGTACACAAGTATTTGATGTTAGTAAATTTGTTAAATTGTCTAGTTTACCGCAAGTGGGCGGCCGCTCTGCAATATTTAGAACAAAGTTTGACAAAGTTTTCCCACAAGAATTACCATATGGTACACTATTAAAAACTACACAAGAAGTTGTTGATTTTTTAATAGGTTACGGCGAACACTTAAAAGACCTTGGATTTGTATTTGATAGTTTTAATAACGAACTTGAAACTGTTGAAAACTGGAAACTAAGTTCAAAAGAATTTATGTTTTGGACATTACAGAACTGGGATAGTGGAGCATTAATAACAGTAAGTCCGTCGGCAGGAAAAATACAATTTAAAAGAGATAGTCTAGTAGTTGATAATGTATTTGATACTTTTTATGATTACGGACTAGTTAAAGCTGACGGATCTAAATTAAAACAAGAATTTTGTAATATATTTAGGCAAGATGATAATACTTTTGTATTATCTTTAAAAAATACAGCTGATGGAATATATTCATTGAAACTTCCATTAGTTCAAAAAGAGCACGTTGTACTATTAGATAATGTAACTGAATTCAAAGATGTAATTTACGATCCTGAAGCAGGATATAGACAAGAGCGTATTCGTGTACTAGGGTACAGAACTGCTGACTGGACAGGCGGGTTAAATATCCCAGGGTTTGTTTATGACCAAGCAGTAACAACAGAATGGACGCCGTATAGAGATTATGCTATTGGAGACGTAGTTAAGTTTAAAGAATTTTACTATACTGCTACTACTAAAGTAGGCGGAACAAAAGACTTCGTAGCAACAAATTGGTATAGATTAGCAGAAAAGCCTACACCAAAATTGTTAACAAACTTAGAATATAAAACAAATCAGTTTGCAGACTTTTACGATCTAGATACTGATAATTTTGATGTAGGACAACAAGAAGTAGCACAGCATTTAATTGGTTACCAAAAAAGAGATTACCTTGCAAATATTATTAATGATGATGTTTCGCAGTATAAATTTTATCAAGGTATGATACAAGATAAAGGTACTCGAAATGCGTTAACTAAATTGTTTGATGCATTAGGAGCAGCAGATAAAGAAAGTTTAGAATTTTACGAAGAATGGGCAATACGTGCAGGTCAGTACGGGGCTGCTGACGGGTTTGATGAAATTGAATTTATTTTAGACGAAGAAAATATGAAACTAAGTCCTCAGCCTGTATTGTTAACAGATACAATTACTGGTGACGAAACTGACTTAGTTTATCGTCAGCGATCAAGTGATGTATATGTAAAACCAAACGAATATACACATACTCCGTTTCCAACAACATATTTGTCTGAAACACCAATTAAGACTGCTGGATATGTTAGAGAAACTGATGTAAGATACGTAGTAAGAAACAAAGCAGATATACTTAATTTAGATATCGAAACTGTATCTGAAGGAGACTACATTTGGGTAACATTTGAAGGTCAAGAATGGAATGTGTATAAACACGTTGATACAGTATTTACGGCTACTGGTGCAGTTCCGTTAGAATCAAATCAAGCAGAAATTATTTTAGATAGAATATCTAATTTTGCTATAGGTAGTTATATTGGACTTAGAAATGTAGCAGATATTGACGGATTTTATGAAGTAGTAAATGTAAATTTAAATAGAGTTACTATTAATTTAGGTGAAAGTGTACTCACTGAAGAAGAAACTAATTTAGCAGGTATAGTTTCAACACTGATATCAAATCGTGTAGGAAAACTTGAAGATGCAAACAAGTATGCCGAAACAGATATTAGCAAAGACGAATTAATATGGGTTGATAGTGTTGATGATAAAAATACATGGAATGTATTGAAAGCATCAAATGCTTACAATTTTGATGAAGATATAACTAACCCTAACAATACTGCTGATGCGTTTGGCGATAGTATTGCAACTGATGCAGATAATACGTTTGTTGCTGTTGGATCTCCAACAGACGGCGAAGGTAAAGTACACGTTTACAAAAGAGAGCAAGATGGAAGTACGGTGTTTGGTACTTTACAACCACATCAAACATTAGAACCTATTGCAAATTTTGATAACGGTTCAAGCCGTTATGGTGATAGCGTTGCAATGAGTCCAGATGGAAAACATATTGTTGTTGGAGCACCAGAAGCAACTTATGTAAAAAGTGCATTTAAAGATAACTTTAGTTTTACAAGTGATTATAAATTAGGTTCTATTGTACAATATAACGGCGGATTATATAAATCACGTAGACGTGTTTTTGGAAGAACTGATAATGTTGTATTTGGTACATTTGATAGTGTTAGCAGATGGCGTTCAGAATTATATAAAACGTATAATAATTATCTAGATCTTCCTATACTTACTACAGGTGATTATCCGTTAAAAGATGTAACAACAGATCATATGCTTGTTCGAGCATCAGCAGATGCATTTGAAGGAAGTAATGTAGGAGATAGAGTTTACTTTGATTGGAACGATCTATCTAATGCATATATTAATCAACCAGGTATTGACATTGTTGGTCTTGGTATGCAAATTGAAGAAGATGGAGTTATTAAGCCTGTAACACTTACAACACGTACTGATCATGGGTTACAAGACGGTGATGCAATAATATTAACAGATTTTGCTAATGATAACTTAACTTTTAGATCAGATACTTTTGATAATAGTGATGTTAATATTCCTTTTGATACTATAAGACAAGAGGGTGTTAAGGGACTAGAAGGTACTACATATTATGTTAAAAAACTTCTTGATCAACAAGTTGAATTGTATAGAGATCCAGATTTAACAGTTAAGCTAAACGGCACAGTTGGATTTACCGGAGAGCCAATCGGAGCAGACCCGAGCAACTTCAATTTAGGTGATGGCACAATTCAAGGTGTTATTCGTAAAGTTAATTCTCCTTTTAATAATACTCAGCCAGAAATAACTAAAGCATTTTTAACTGAAACAGTACATACTATTAGACGTAAGGTTGAAGATGTATTTTATATTATAGATCCAGTAAATACACCAAATATTCCTGTAACACTTACAACTACAGGTGTAATTTCTACAGTAAATATTAGTGTTGGCGATTTAATTGGTCAAGATAACAATACTGTAATTGGTACAGTAAATAAAATTAATAATAACACAATAGAAGTAATTAATGTATCTGGTATATTTAAAACAGACGGCAACTTAATTAACAAAACAAGTCAAACAGCACTTGAATGGACAGACTTAGGTTCAAATACAGTGCCAACTGATATTTCTACATTAATTGAAACAGGTGCAAGAGTTACTACTCCTACTGGTAATGCTACAGTTATATATACTAGAAAAGAATTAGGCAGATTAGTAATTTACGCTAACGACAAAAACGGAGTATTTGACGAAGACGGAGAACTTTATATTAATGATCAGTTCTTAATCGGCACATACAACCGTCCGTTACATGATGCAATTGATCGAAGTGATGTATTAGGCGGCTTCTGGGAAATTGCAACAGATAATTCTTATATTCCTGGAAACACTACATCCGATAATGCATACGGTTTAGTTATATCAGATGTTAAAAACAGTTATAATCCTAATGCATTTACTAATCCTGATGCTACTTGGAGAGAAAGTACTACAAGACTTCCTTATAATTCTAGTACACAAAACGCATTAGATAATCCAGTACAAGTTTTAGGAGCAATTGATCAGCCTTTCCAAAAAGAAGTTGATCTAATTAGAGTTTTAAGTCACAAAAGTCAGGGTATTGCCGGAGACGCAACAGAAGTTGATGTTTTAGATTCTCGATGGGTTGTTCGAATGCCTAAAAATGTTTCAGATAAAGTAGTGTCTGACCCAACTACTAAAGTTGGAGTATTCTTAAATGACATTAGAGATGTATCTGGAAACTTACCTGATATAAGCGACACAGGATTTGGTGATGATCCATATAGTATTATTAATACAGTTCAAACACCGTATGATTTGTGGGACGGATATATTGACTTTACTCATAATAGTCTTATTGATTTTCAAGTAGGCGATACTGTACGTGAAGGAAAAACTGGGGCTACTGCAACAGTTACATATTACCAAAGAGATTTAAACAAATGTAGAATATATGTTAAAGACGTTGCAGGAATATTTACATTTGGTGAACGTTATAGCGGAACAGTTACAGAAGCAATGTTCCTATACAAAGAAGTTGGTATACAGCAAACATTTATAGGTTCAACAGAGTCTAGACAACTAGCCGACGAAGATATTGGTAAACTAGCAGTATTTCAGCATACAGAAAATTTTGTTATTCCACCAAAACTTACATATGCAATTAGTAGTCAAACAGATGAAATTGCAGATTATGAAACTAAATTTATTTCAGGTATAGAATATCAAACTTGGATTGAAGAGTTTAAACCTGGCTTACCAAGAAATCCGTTAGTACCAAGTACTGAAAATAATGATTGGCAAGAAGTTAGTAATATTCCTATTAACGTTGGTAGAGATGCAAGTTCCTTTATAAAAGAAGGTGCATTCTTTGTATATTCTTATAATACTGAAACAGATAATTATGATTTAGTTAACGGATATATTCTTCCTAACAGAGAAAATAATAGAAAACTTGCAGCTGATGTTAAGTTAATTAATAACGATAATTTCTACAGACTAGTATTAAACAGTGAAGAAAATCATATTAATGATACTGACGCTGTCGGCGGTGCTGGCAGAGTTTATTTTGTTATACATGGATCAAACGAATTTGGCGAGTATAATTGGCAGTTAGGAAAAAATCAAAACTTTAAAGGAGTGTATAGTAATACTGATTCTTACTATGAAAATCAAATTGTTATATACAACGATATATTTTACAAGGCTCTTACTAACCTAGGCGATGAAGAATTTGATGATACCAAATGGAGATTGTTAAGTGATCATATTGACTTTGTAGGGTACTTGCCTAATACATCTGGATATGTTTTTCCAGGAGACGATTCTAGTATTATTAATTTAAACACAAGTACGTTTGGAAAAACATTTGATATTAGTAAACGTGGCAACACATTAGCTACTGTTGCTGAATATTCAACTGGCAATAAACTTATAATTTATACTTTAAAAGATAACCACTTTGAATATCTAACAGAATTTGCAGCTCCTCAAGATAGTCTAGGATTTGGAGCAAGAGTTTCAGTTTCAAATAATGGTAACCTTGTTGCAGTTAGTGCTCCTAGTACAACAGGAGAAAATTTATTACAAGGTAAAGTATACGTTTACAAAAATACAAGCGGAACATTTAATTTACATCAAACATTAGAAAGTCCAAATAAAGAACTTGCTGAAGAGTTTGGATTGAGGTTAGATTTTGATGGTGATCAATTAATTGTTACAGGTAGTACAAGTGATATTATTTTAGAAACTACATTTGACAGATATTTAAATAGAGATACTAATTCAGAAGCTACATTTAATAGCAAATATGTTAATGATCCGCAACGTGAATTATCAGTAGGGCAAACTACATTTGATAACGGATTTACAACTCATGTAAGTTCTGTTCAAGACAGTGGAATTGTATACCTATATGAGAATATAAATGATACGTTAGTATTTGGTCAAAGATTAAAGTATAATAATTTTAATGTTAAAAACTTTGGCAAAAACGCTATTGTTCAAGACAATACAATATTAGTAGGACTTCCGGCACTAGAAGGCGGCAAAGTTGCTGTTTATATAAAAGATAGTGAAGCAAGAGTTTGGGCTGTACATAGAAGCCCAGTTATTCCTGTTGATATTAATAAAATGAGAGGAGCCTTTATATATGATACTAATAAAAATGTAATGCTTTCTCGTTTGGATATAATTGATCCTGTACTAGGAAAAATTGCTGGAATTGCAGAACAAGAATTATCTTACAAGACTTATTTTGATCCTGCAAACTATAATATTGGCAACAGTTCAAGCAAAGAAGCACTAACTTCTTGGAATAGTAAAAATGTTGGTAAGTTATGGTGGGATTTAAGCACAGTAAAATTTGTTGATTATCATCAAGGCGATATTATATATTCAAATAATATTTGGGGAAATCTTGCACAAGGCGCAAGTGTTGATATTTATGAATGGGTTGAGTCAAGAGTAATTCCGTCACAATGGGATCAGAGAGCTAATACTAATCAGGGAATAGCTGACGGTTATAGCGGCCAAACAAAATATGGCGATGCACAATATGTAGAAAAAGATATATATGATAATATTTCTCAGAGCTTCAGTAAACGATATTACTTTTGGGTTAAAGATACTAAAGTAGTACCAAACATTGAAGGAAGAAATAGAACAGGATTTGATATTGCTAATATAATACAAGATCCTGCAGGACAAAAATTAAAGTTTGTAACTATTCTTGGCAATGATAGATTTGTAGTACATAACTCAAATAAATTAACTAATGATAATGATGTTGCAATAAACTTCCGTTATTGGACTATTAATAATCAAGACAATAATATTCATACTGAATATCAGATTATTACTGACGGGCTAGAAACAAGTCGACCTAAAGATGTAATTGAAGAAAAATGGTTTGACAGTTTGATCGGAGCAGACAAGTATAATAGAGAAGTTCCTGATTCAAGTTTGAGTGTAAAACAGAAGTATGGCAATCAAAACAGACCTAGACAAAGTTGGTTTATTAATAGACAAGAAGCATTAAAACAATTTATTGAAAGAGTAAATCGAGTTCTTATAAATGAACTTGCTGTTGACAATCTTAATCTTACAAAGTTAACTGAGTCAGATCCTTTACCGTCGACATTATCTGGACTATACGATAGCGTAATAGATACTGATGAAGAATTGCGTTTAGTTGGAACAGTTAGAGCAACACAAGCAATACTAGAACCGGTAGTAGTTGATGGATCAGTAACAAGTGTAACTTTAGTAAATCCAGGGCGTGGATATAAAACACCACCAAAAATCGTAGCTACCGGTACTGGCAGTGGATTAGAACTACGTGCTAATATTAATACACTTGGTATTATTACGAGTGTTGATGTAGTTAACGGTGGCACTTATTATAAAGATGATTTAACACTTTCTGTTAGGCCTCTCAGTACACTAGTACGTGCTGATAGTACAATAGGCGGAGCATGGTCAATTTACGCTTGGAATGATGTTACTAGAACTTGGTCAATATCGAGTCAGCGATCATACAATGTACAAGATTATTGGAATTATGTAGACTGGTATGCTGATGGGTTTAGTTCTCTTACTGCAATTGATTTCTTAATTGATGATTTTTACCAGTTAAATATTATTGATGATAATATTGGTGATATATCTAAAGTTAGTGACGTTGGAAGCGGCGGCTGGATACTATTAGAAAAAATAGTAAACATTGACACACCAGATTATACTACGGGTTACAAAACTATAGGTAGAGAAAATGGAACGGTTGAGTTTTCAGATAAACTTTACAATACTGATCAAAACTCGTCAACTGAATTGCGTAAAATATTAGAAACAGTTAGAGATGAATTATTTGTAGACGAATTAGCAAATGAATATAATCAATTATTATTTGCAAGTTTGCGTTATGTATTATCAGAACAAAATTATGCTGATTGGATATTTAAAACAAGTTTTATAAAAGCAAAACATAACGTTGGCGAGCTAAAAGAAAAAACCACATTCCAGAATGACAATTTACCTAGTTTTGAAGCGTATGTTGAAGAAGTTAAACCTTACAAAACTAAAATTAGAGAATATTTGTCAGCATACGATAAATTAGATAATACTCAAAGTGTTGTAACAGATTTTGATTTATCACCATTTTACGATCCGCAGCGTGGAGAAATTATTTCACCAAAAGTTACAATCAATGACGGAGTGCTATCAGATATTAATTTTGATGTAAATGAATTCCCGCAAAAGAATTGGATTGATAATTTTACATATAGTGTTACTGAAATATTAATTGAAAGCGGCGGAAGTGGATATACTGAAGTTCCGTCAGTAATAATTTCAGGCGGCGGCGGCACTGGTGCAACTGCTTCAGCATTTATTGGCAGCGGACAAGTAAAAAGTATTCGAGTAGACAATCAAGGAAGCGGATATACTAGTATTCCTACTGTTAATATCGAAGGAACACAAGCAGAAGACGGCGAACAGCCAAGAGTTAGTATTGTATTAGGCAATAAGAAAATTAGAACAATTAATGTTAAACAAAAGTTTGATAGAATTACTCCTAATTTTGAAACTCTAAATCTAAAAGAAACTGAAACATTCATAAGCACTGGTACTGAATTAAAAATCCAATTGAAGTGGCCGTTAGACTTAACTAAAGCAAATGTAAGTGTCGTTATTGATGGTGTTGAAGCACTTGATAGTGAATATTCGTATAATAATGAAAGCATAAAGGCTGCTGGAGAAACGCATACAAGTGAATATGGTTACATAATTCTTGAAAGATCTCGTGTTACTGGCACCACTATTGCAGTAACATATAATAAGAGTTATGAACTTCTTTCAGCTGCTGATAGAATTAATTTACTATATAATCCTGAAACAGGACAGTACGGTAAGGACTTAGGACAGTTAATGGACGGAGTTGATTACGGCGGCGTAGAAGTACGTTCGTTTGAATTTGGTCAAGATTTAGGTTACGACAGTCGTCCTTGGTACACTACTGAATGGGATAATTATGATGAAAACTTTGATGATGAGAGCTTTCCTACTACAGAATTACAAACTTCGTTTACTTTGTCTAAACCTTTAGAAGTAGATACAACTTATAACGTATATCTAAATGCTACAAGAGTTGACGATATAAATTATGACGGAAGTACAAAAACTTATCTAGCAGATGACGGCTCGACAATATTAGCATTAGGCAATCCTAATGCAATAATGAAATCACTTAGTACTGAGAGCGACGAATACGAAGTAACTACAGATGCAAGCGGGTTACCTGTTTACAAAATTAACATTGAAAATGTTGACGAATGGGAAGATTATTTCCAATCAGGAGGAACACCAGAAGTTGCTGGGGTACCGGCAGATCCAGAATACAACAACGGAGCAATTAGTAATGTTACCGGCGATGGTAGTGATTTCTTCAAACGTGAAGTTACAACTAACGGTGTAAGAATTATGGGCGCCGGCACAGTAGGCGGACAAACAGCAGTTCCAGATGCGTGGCTAGAAAAAGTAGCACGTATGTTTGAATTATTCTTAGATCCAAATGGCGCAGGTATTAACGAAGCATTCCAAAGAAACTTAATTAAAACATTAAGTGGTGATGCAGGAACTTGGCACGAAGGATTACCGACACTACAACGAGTGGCAAGAGGCGCAGGAGCAGATTATACTCCAAACTTCCTAACTGACGCAGGTGTTATTAGTTGGAACTTAACTCCATTGTTTGATAGTC